ATGTTACCATGGTAAGCGTTTCTAAAAGAATCAACGATACCTTTCCATGAATCTTCCGGATCGGCACCTTTAAGTGTACCTGGATTGATAACGAGTCTGAGTTTTTTAACTTTGATACCAGCAGATCGTAATCTTTGTAATTCGTGAGCACCAGCAACGATAGAAGATGACTGCGATGATGCAGCAACAACAAGATAATAGATACCATTATTTTTAATGTTGTTGAGGTAACCATTGGTTATCAACCATTCTCTTGCCTGATGTTCATTTAGGGAAGATGATTGTGCTGATTTTCCTCCTTGAATACCCTTGACTATTTTACCAAATATGTTTTCGTCATGTGCATCACCCGTGACACGTTTAACATATTTTTCGATTTCTTCTTTATTATCTTTTAATCTGCCTGATTTAATTTCTTGAACACCATTGGTAATAACATCGTTTAATGTCTGTGGCGAGCGTGCTTTCTCTGGCGGGTTACGAAACAATGCAAACGATGTAAAGGAATGCCAATCTGAACAGGTATAATAGTCTACGATAACGTGTGTGAAACCTTGTTCTAACAATTCTTCTAGTCTGGTTCGACCGTCATTGAAATGGTTTTTGTTGTCCATCATTTTTACGACAGCCATTGGTACGTGAGAAAGTTCGTAACCATTTTTACGCATACTTGCCCAAACATCTGGTGCTTTGGAACCACGGCCATTAGACCTAGCAGTCTGTACCATCATCTTATTATTTGTGACAAATTGTCGCATTGTTAATGGATACGGTTCTAATTGGTCTTCCGGAATATCGTATGTAATGTCTGCGATGGCCATAATACGGCGGTCAATAAACTTTAAAGTTTTAAATTCTTTTTTAAGTATTTTGTTATCGTAATAACCTGGCCAAACTTTTGGATTGATGTATGCCAGTGAAAGTTCTACGTGTTCTTGCGTGAATGTTTTTTTAGATAGTGATACTGTATGTGTAATGCTCATTTCGATTTCCTCATGAATCAATGTCTATATGAGATCCTTTGGCTCTGATCGCCTTAATGAATGCTCTCTGTGTGTAGATATAATTAGCAACCGATTCAATGAACCGATTGTGTCGAGTGTCTTCCCTTTTAGCCAAAGACTCTGTTTCTTTGACTCTCAGGTCGGATGGAAGAATAACTGGTTTTACTTCGGCTGATGTGATTCTCATCTTAATGTTACTAGGTTATCTCTGAATATTTCCCATGCTTTTTGCCAGGACCATTTGTTTGAATGTATTATAACATCTTTACGATCCAGTGTCAAGCAGCAAGAGATAACATAGTTTAAGTCCTCACCAAGATAACCAGTCTTACCAATGTCTACCACATCTAGAGGTCCTGGTGCTGGGTACGCAGCTACTGGTGTACCGCAAGCCATTGCCTCAATCATAACGATGCCGAATGTTTCCCACTTTGAAGGGAATACGAACACATCTGCGTTTGCGTAATAGTATGCAAGTTCTTTGCCAGTCTTGAAACCAACGAACTCAACATCTGGATACTTTAAGGCTAACTCGGACATATATGGTCCATCGCCGACCATTATTTTTCTGGCACCTGGATATTGTATCTTGCAGAAGTCATCGAGGTTCTTTTCTTTTGAAACTCTGGAAACACAAACAAGGGTGGGGCCTCCGGAAGCGCTGGCAATACGCTGAGAATTATTAAAGATATCTCTATCTACTCCACGGGTCCAAGGTAATATGTTTTGTTTGAACCCGTGGTCGTGTAAATCTTTGACCATCGTTTCTGTTGTGGTCAAGACTTTGCCTGAGTGTTTATGAAACCAACGTACTAAAGGCCAAGTAAGGCTTTCAGGGATACCAAATAAGGCTCTAAGTCCTTCAGGGAACTTAGTATGATAAGCAGTATTGTACCTAAGATTATGTTTTGAAAGATATTTTCTAGCCCACAGACCCACAGGACCCTCTGTGGCGATATGGATATAATCCGGATTGATCTCCTCAATCTTCTTGCCCATCTCCATGGGAAAGGCAATCTTGACTTCGTTGTAGCCAGGACAATCAAAGTAGCGGAAGTCCCCGGGAGTAATGTAAACAACGTTATAACCGTCCAGAATCGCACGAGCCTCAATATTTTTATAGGTCGTAACAACGCCATTAATTTGATTCGGTAAGTTGTCCGTTATTATCAGTATCTTCTTTGTCATTGCTCTGTGTCCATGTTATTATTTCCCAACGGCCATCGTGGTGTTCAACCAGTGCAGTACAAGATTCAACCCAGTCACCATCGTTCATATATATCATGCCGTCAATTTCTTTTATCTCTGCATGGTGTATATGGCCACAGATAACACCATCAAATCCACGTTTCTTGCAGTATGCAGTTAGATTCTTTTCAAAATGAAATATGAAGTCTACTGCTTTTTTGACCTTGTGCTTAAGAAACTGGCTAAGGCTAAAGTACCCAAAACCCATACGGTGACGAATCCAATTAAATTTACTATTGATAGAAAGGATAATATCATATGCCTTATCTCCTAAAAATGCTAACCACGGTGCAAGTCTGGTGATGCCATCAAACAAATCACCATGAATAACAAGATAGTGTTTACCATCTACACCAATGTGTTCCATTTGATTGTGTATTTCTATTAGACCAAAACTGAAACCATATGGTATCATTGGTCTTAGGAATTCATCGTGATTGCCTGCAATGTACAGTACACGAGTTCCTTTTTTTGCGTGGCCCAACACTCTACGTACCACGTTAGTGTGTGATTGTTTCCAACGCCATTTGTTTTGTTGTATTCTCCATGCGTCTATTATATCACCAATTAGATATAACGTTTCACATGAATTATTTTTGAGAAAATTGTTCAACTTCTCGGCTTGACAGTCTTTTGTCCCAAGATGTACATCTGAAATAAAGATTGAACGATAAGTTTTTTTGGTCATCTATTATGTAGAATTCCAGGAATTAGTAACAAAACTGTCACAATTCAGACGTACAAGATTTTGGTTCCAGTATTTGCATTGTGTGTTCATGAGCTTTGTCCCATACATCAGGTTCACCCCAAAATAAAAAGAAACAAAGAAAAACAAATAAAAAAAATGACCAATCACTTAAACTCATAATTACACCTACACGTTTTGTTTATTTACATGATAGTATTTGTAAATCTTTACGAAGTATGCAAATTCCATCGGACTATGTTCAGGATCAGGAAGTTTGTCACCAAAATGTTGTTTCATTTTTTCATACATGGTTATAGCTTCTTCATCTGTCATTTCGACAATCTCTGTTTCAAGTATTCTTCATTATGTATCCATTTGTCTTTCAGAAAGCCCCACTCACGTAATTGTGGACCCATAAAGAATAATGTGGTAACAGGTCCAACATTTTCGTCAAGTTCTAACCAATGATAATCTTTTGAACCACGCATTATAATAGAACCTGGACCACGCCATTGTGTAATGTCTGCAATCTGTCTACCATTATCATCTAAGACTGGTGTGTGTTCCCAATAACCACCACTAAGTACTATGGTTATAAATGGCCATGGATGGTCATGAAAAACTGGTTCATCCGATTTTACAATCTTGTGTAATACCACATTAAAAGGAAACCATTTACGATCTTTGAGAAACAAATAGTACCGATGCATATATGGTTCTTTTGTCACTCTATCTAAAATTAACCGATAACGGCCAAGCTTGTCCATCAATTTATGCATAATTTTAAACCTCTTTGTAAATATTAGACCAGATTTTCAGTTTCTCTTTTTTGGCCTTTCTTGCTGCGTTGACATTACTATCAGAAACAATACATTTCTCTACCATAATATCAATCATAGCAAGAAGGTCACCAACTTCTTCTTCTAAACTCTGCATGTTACTTTTATTTGTAACTGGATGTACAGAGTCGAAACCGAAACGGAAAATCTTTGAGATTGCCTGTGTTACTTCAGCACATTCTTCCTGTGTGATACAGAAAATCTCTTTGGTCTTTTTATCCATTAATAACCTCATTTAATAAAACTTGATTACCATCACTACCTTGACACCAAGATTCGGCAAAATCTTCTGCTTCATTTTCCGAATGAATTGTCGTTCTCTGTACCACTCGGTTCTCAACATACAAAGCAACTTCATAAACATCAAATTGTCTATCAAGTCCACGGCTTAGTTTGGTTACGGTAGCCTTTCTACCTGTACCATAATATTCTGAATACATCTCCATAATAACTCCTTATGCAATTAATCCAATAAAACGATTCAGTACAACTCGGCTATTATGTTTACCACTATTGTACTTTGTAAATGCAGAGGCAATACCTCTGAAGGTTGAGTTTTCTTTAACTTCAAAAGAAGAATCCTCATCGGTATCTAGGCCATTTGACCGCAAGATATAATATTCATCATATCCGGTATTTTCTAGAATAGCATACTTTGTTTTTCTAAAATTGTCTTTCATTTCTTCGTGGTTCATTTGTTTTGGAAACCATTCATGAACTTTACGATTGAAGTCTCTGCCATTGATAACATAGAAACCAATAACGTTGGAACCTGTTCGTGCTTTCAACAAACGAATCAGTGCATTTGTCTGTTGTGTGCTATAACTACTTCTATTATCAATCTTCTGTTCGTGTTTGGTAACAGGATCACGGATAATCAATCGTTCACATTTCATATTAACATCGGTCAGTCCGTAATAAGGATCTTTTTGGTAATAACGATTCGTATTATTACTTTCACCATCAGTCAGGAAAATTGTATTGACGATTTGCAATTTGTTTTTCTTTTGAAATTCAGGAACGATAGTCATTGCATGAACGATTGCTGCGTTCAAAGGCGTTCCTTGCATATGCATCCAATATGGAAAAGAACTACGGACTTTACTCAATCCAGCCATGCATACTAGTGAAGAACATGCATATGTGAATTCAGCACTAGACATTCTAGATGACAATAGATTCATCAAACCATAAGATTTGAAATGCATATCATTTTCTTTTGGTACTTGTCTGACCAAATTTTCTGTATCTGTATCTTCAACAAATGCATATACATCATATGGTATGTTCATTTTCTTGCAGAACAATACCAAATTGATTAGTTGTTTCATTGTGTTACCAATGTGGTCAATCATAGAGCCTGACCAATCGAGGAACATAACAAGTCCGTGTGATTTGCCACCTGGAACAACAGTGATTTTCTTAAAGATATCTTCACTGAAACCATAAGAATAAATCTTACTCATGTTTAATTCACCAGTTTTGGCTGTTGTTGCACGTTTCAACTGGTCAGCATTCTTACGCATTTCAAATTCTTTGACAAGATAAGAAACGACCTTATTGCTTTCATTACGAATTTTCAAAAACGTTTCTGGTGAAGAAATATAGTTTTCTTCTTTATATCTTTTCCAAATTACTTTGTGATCGACAACTTGTTTTGGATCAAGGTATGGAACATTTGCGTAAATAATATGGCTAACACTATTATCAAACAGTTGTTTTTCGTTTTCTTTATATGCAGCATCAGTAAAGGAACGAATCTGGTCTTCAAGACTTGATTGTTTATCTTCTTCTACAGAATCAACTTCATCACTATCGGATTGTTGGTTAGATTCAACCTCTTGTTCTTCTACATCTTCACCATCTTCAAAAGTTTGTTCTTTTGAATTGCCTTGGTCTTCAAACTCAACTTCTTCAAACTCAGATTGATTTTCATCATCACCATCATCATCACTGTTTTCAGCTTTGGCTTTGGCACGTTTTTGTTCTTGTTCTTCTAATTGACGTTTCATGTATTCGATGATCTTCTTCGACACATCAATAACATCATCATAGGTTTCTGTGGTTTCAACTTCATTCAATAATGAACGTTCTTCGTCATTGAATTGAATACGTAATGCTGCACCACCCTTACAGTGTAGGTTAATGCGGTCAAGAAAATTCATTTTATTGATATTAGTGCCTTTGATACCAAAGAAATCTCTGTCCATAAGCTCACCATAAGCTTTGACAAAGGAGTTTTTAAGACCTGGGTATTTGTATTTAATTTTACGTTCAATTCGGGAATCTTCGACCACGTTGGTCACATCCGGAATAACTTTTTCTTCTTTGGCTTTTATCATACCTTCTATAGGTGTGTAAAGAGCATGGCCAACTTCATGTCCTGTAAATAGGTCATACAGAGCACTGGAAATATTCTTATCTAAAACCGGAAGTGTCAAAATTCGATTCTTAACGTCAAAAGAAGCTGTTGGTACCGGACGTTGTTCAACAACAAGGTTCTCGGTGGCCATCAATTTGGCTAAAAGTGATTTCGATTCAAGTAATTCCATTATTCTTTCTCGGTTACAATGATAACATTGCCTGTTGGTGTTTCTTCAACTTTTAAATTTAACACGGTGCCTTCTTTCCAACCCTTTTCATTAACAAGTTCATCAGGGAATTGTAGAATTAGGTCTCCTGAACCATCTTCAGAATCAATTAAATGTGTTACCCAAGAATTATTCATAATATTCTTTCATCCGTTTGTACCAATCTTGGTCATTTTCGAATTGTGACATAACTGCCCATTGCCGAGTGACTTCATCTAAAGGTTTCCAGTCAATCGGTGCTTGAGGTTCTTGTTTTGGCTCAGTGTTTTGTGACATTTTATGCTCCTAGCTCAGAAATTGATGACATAATCGCTTTTTTAGCGTCTTTACGATCATATTTTACTACATTTTTGTGCTCTTGCACAGGCTTAATTGGTGTACGACACACAGGACGTTGTAATTTTACTACAAAACTCATTTTTTTGCTCATTTTAGCGCCTCATCTTCGAAATTTCTACAGCTGCTTCACTGTTAAACACAGGAACAGCGTTGGATTTGTGCATTGTTGCAATGCCCAGCATGTTTGTGCCAGTATAGACCTTTGCCGCAGCTTTGGTTGCACCGGTTTCACCTGTATTTAATGATTTATATTGTTTAGTTTCACGACCAACAGGTGCGGTCAACTTATAATCACTTAATACATTATTGGATTTTTGAATTTTGAGTGGTTTTGTTGGTTGATGAGATTTCAACCACATTTCGTACTGCTCAAGCTTGGCCTTAGGCACTTTTTTGGCCTTTGACTTAGGAATACGTACATAGAACATCATAAATTTTCTCCAACGAATAAGTGTATTATACACTATTCAGGATATTTGTCAATAGGTGTGTTGCACAAAAACAACACTAGAATTTAACTAAACTGTCTTGCTTTTTTTCTGGCAGGTTTTTGGTAGTCCTCATTGCCCATGAAATAATCATAATCGTCATAATTAGATTTTTTTCTTATGGTTTTTTGTTCTTTTTTCTTTTTTCTTGGTTGAAAATTGAAATTATCATCTTCTTCGTAATTACGAAACTTACCGGAAAATTTTGACACTTTAATTTAACTCCTTATTTAATAGTCTCAAAGGTTATACCACGAATACGAGATTCTGGCATATTTGCTGTGTGTGTCTTTGACACAAAAATTATATTTGACATAGGATAACACATTTTTATTAATTTCAACAAATTGCATGATGTTCCGTCCATATCATTGAAGGTGAACACTTCATCAACAAATGAAAAACTTTCTATTATTTCTTTTCTTTGTTCGTGGGTGTTTTTTGAGCCATTTCTGAGTAATTTTAGATAATCATCAGAGTGTACTCCAACAACAAGCCAATCACACTTTGACTTGCATTTTTTTAATAATTTAAATTCATCATAAGATATAGGATCAAATTCGCCGGATACGACAATTATTTTTTCTTTGTCCATTATGGTAGAAGGTCTGGAAATGCCTCTTTTACAAATTTATAGTTTATGCCTTTTACTCCTAAATCTTTTTGGAATATACCCAATAAGATTTCAGCTTCTCTAGGTTCGATTGATTCCAACATTTGAATTAAGAGTTCATTTCTTCTTTTGTCCGTTAATGTTTCAGCGGTTGGATTACCTTCTTGAAACATATACAATCTACGCAATTGGTGTGCCAGACTATCGTGTGTGATACCTGGTAACATATCGGTTGGTACTTTATAGTTTTCAGGTATCTCTTTTACTTTCCATTGAAAATCTGGATGATAAGTTAGCTTGAAAACATCGACTAATGTTTGTGTCAAGTTTTGGCTGATAATATCCATTCTCTCTTTTCTACTTTGAGCATCATCAATAGCATCAAATATTTCATATAACGTTTTCATTAAAATTCCTCAATAACATCAATTAAACTTTTTAGTTTGTTTGTAATCAAATAATCCAATATCTTACCTTTGGATGCCGGTTTGGTTTCCTCATAAGTATTTATGATTTTCTCTCTAATATCACCTGGTATATTTCTCAAGTCAATGAGTGTCTGGTTACGAGAGTAACCAATTCTAGCATTTTCATCTTCCCATTCACCGTAGTCTTTTTCCATCAATTTGTCAAATTTACTTTTATTGATGGGTGTTTGACGTATGTCCCGAACAAAACAATCCGAAACTGAGAGTACATTTGGTATACCATCACCCTTATCACCACGGATGATTTTTTCTTTGAGTTCAGCTATTGGATTTTCCGAAACAATAAATTTCTTTTGAGTAGGATTGTATTGTTTAACAGTAAATTCACTTCTACCATTATACATCTGTAATTGTAGAAAATCACCATCACTTGAAATGATTAGGATGTTTTCATGCATGATATGACGGGGCACAAGTGTGCCAATAATGTCATCCGCTTCTGCTCCCTCAACATCAACAACTTTATACGGGAAGTTGTCACGCAATTCTTGTTTGAATTTAGCAAGCATGTCAAAAATTAAGTGCCAATCGAGGCTCGATTTTTCTCTTGTCTTTTTACGACCAGCTTTATAGAATGGAAAGAATTCCTTGCGCCAATATTTACGGTTGTCACTACAGAGTACAACCTCACCATATTCTTTACGGAAGTTCTTTAGGTGCGTCCTGATGATGTTCAGAATCATGTGTCTAATAAGACCTTCTTCCAGTTTAACACCTTTTTGGCTGGCAATTTGAGCCATTAATCCAGACAACAATACTTGGTTGAGATCAACGAGAATCATAATATACTTTTAGTTTAGATGTTTGTATTTTACATCATTGACTTAAATTTGTCAACAGCATCATCTAAGAAAATGTTGGAGGTTGTGGTTTTCTTTGCAATTAAGCCATACCAACCTTGTGGAATCAATCCGGATATGTATTCTCTAGGATCGGCAAAAATGGCATCAAAGGTATCGAGCTCCTCTACATCACCATTATCTTCGTTGCATTTAAACAACAAAATATGCCACCAAGAACCAATAATGTTTCCTTCTATTGGTTGTCCTGGATTTTTGTATTTGTTTGTTATGATATTGATACTATCTTCATCTTCCATCGGTAAAAAGAATAACGCATCAAATTCCCCACCAACTTCTTTCAAATAGTCTAACATTGTAATCCTTTAATGTGTGATTTTCTTACCCTAACCATAATCCAAGAATTGTAATAGTCATCTGTCTCCAGAGCACCATTCACAAACTGTTCTTTTGCTTCAAGATAGCCACACTCACCTTTACTTTTACAGAGATGTATGATTTTTCGGCTAAACGAATCTAGTCCATGTATTATAACATCTTTTTTCAATTCCTCGTTGCTACCGTAGTAAGTTTGCCAGTCCGAAGAAACTTTGAAACGTTTCTTCTTACCTTTTACTTGTCTGGTCTTTGAGGAGTAGAAAAATTTCTTACCAATGTATTTTTTGTTTGTTACATTGTTGGTTATAAGATACACAAAACCATAATTCTCACCAATCAAATCTTCTGTAAAATCTTTATCTTTGTATGTCCAGTTTAGTCCCATTTGTCCCCATCAGAATCATCATCCTCATCTATATATTCTTCTTCGGACAACGATTCGATGGTTTCACCACAAAATGGGCAAAACTCCGGATATTCTTCTGATACTAATTCTTCCATGTAGATCATATCATAGCTTGATTCACAGTTTGTACACTCTGCTGTTATTGTTTTTGTTCCCATTTTATTCCTTTAAGCTGCTTTGGCCCAAACATCTCCCCAATCACCACTCAAGGCACCTTTTGCATAATCGGTTGCCCGATTCTCAAAGAAGTTTGTGTGTGTTGGTGCGTTAATCATTTCTTCAACCCATGGTAGTGGGTTCTTCTTTACTTTAAAAATGCCTTTAAGACCAAGAGATATAAGACGCCTGTCAGCAATATAACGGATATACTTTTTGACATCTTCACTAGAAAGACCGTCCATAGCGCCCATAGAAAAGGCGAGGTCAATAAACTTATCTTCCAACTCGACCATTTTTTCTGCAATACTATATATGCGTCCTTTAAGGTCATCGTTCCATATCTCTTTGTTTTCCTCTATGTAGGTACGGAATAATTTAATCATTGATTCAGCATGTTGTGTTTCATCAACAATAGACCATGTAACAATCTGTCCCATACCTTTCATCTTACCTGTGCGTGGAAAGTTTAATAACATAATGAAAGAGGAGAACAACTGCATCCCTTCAGTGAAAGCACTGAACACGGCGATGTGGGTTGCAGTTGAAGCGGCATCACCATTCTTAGAAGAAATGTCCAACACATAATCGTGTTTGTCTTTCATTTCTTGATAATCTGAGAATTGGTTGTAAGTGGCTTCAGGTAAACCAAGTGTTTCGATTAGGTGACTATAAGCAGCTACATGTAATGCTTCTCTTGCTGCAAAACCCAACAACATCATACGTACTTCAGGTTGTGGAAAGTATGGCAGATAGTTGTTTACATAACCACCAGCAACGTCAATGTCACCTTGTGTAAAGAATCTAAAGATGTGTGTTAGAAATTGTTTTTCTTCTTTTGTTAGTTTCTTTTTCCAATCCTTAACGTCTTCCATCATTGGGACTTCTGTGTGTAACCAATGTGATTGTTCGTGTTTCAACCATGCATCATATGCCCAAGGATAATTGAAAGGTTTGAAACTGTTTCTTTCATCCGTAAGTTTAGATCCAATTTTCTTAATCATATTGTTGCCCACTCTTGTAACTCTTTAACTGTCTTTGAACCAACCAATCGTTTAATCTCAACTGTACCATCAGTCAACACCAAGGTTGGTACACCACGAATGCCATATTCAACTGCAACATCAGATTGAATATCAATATCAACCACTTCAATTGGCAACGACAGGTTTGCTTCTTCTAAATTTTTTGCTAATGATTTGCATGGTCCACACCATGAGGCTGTAAATCTTAATATCTTCATTTCTTTTCCTTGTTTTGTTTTGCTTCTAATTCACGTAAATCCATTGCAACATCAGCAACTCCATGCCAATCTTGTAAAGCAATCATTACTTGTAAATATTCTAACAGTATTTCTTTTTGTGTTTCAAATTTACTGTAATCTTTCGCCATCTATTTCTCCATTAATTCGTTTACAAAATTTAATAATAGTTTGTGGTGTTTTCCGTCATGATAATAACCTTTCATCCAACTATATGATTCATACCAATGAGGTTGACTTTCTGGATGACAACCAATTAAACCTATTCTATTTTGAATGATGGCCATAGGATCATCATTCATATACTTTGCGATAATCTCATACTGTCCTGGACCAAAAGCACAACCATCATAAAAGAACATTTTTTCTTCTTTACCCAACCATTCAATTTTTAAGTTTTTTGCATGGGGTCTACGTGTGTCTGTATTTGGTCTAGTTATGTATTGTTCAACACTCACATTATCCAAAAAATTAAAGTAATCATTGCCAGCCCAATAAGCACCCATGCAAATTCCCAAATAACGGCCACCGTTATGAATAAAATCAGAAATGCGGTGGCAATTATCTTTAAACAGAAAATCAAAACTATCACTATCACCCAAGCCACCAGGAAAAGCAACAATATCGACATTATCGAAGAAGTCATTTTCTAGTTCGTGCTTTGTGAATATTTTAAAATTATAGTGTGTTTCTAATGCTTTAATTATTCCATTACCAGATTGTACTGAACATTTTGGCTGATGTAAAAACAAAGCAATTGTAGGTTTCATTTATCCCTCACATGCTATACAATCATTTCCTTGTGCTACTTGAACCATATCCAATTCTTTAATCACCTGACGTTCAATTTTCTTGGATACTTTATCTGCTTTACCAATCTTTTCTGAACGGCAGTAGTAAAGAGTTTTCAATCCTTTTTTCCATGCCATAAAATGAATTGCATGAATGTATTTGATGTGTGCATCTGGACGGAAGAACAAATTCAATGATTGAGCTTGGTCTATGTATTGTTGACGGTCAGCAGCCAATTCGACCACCCAACGTTGGTCAATTTCCATAGACGTTTTGAATACTGCTTTTTGATTTTCATCAAGAATATCCAAATGTTGAACAGAACCATCATTTGCAATAATAGATGACCAAATGTCATTATATTCTTCTTCTGTTTGTGTTAATCCTTTGATAATTCCGTCAAGATATTTGTTCTTGTTTAGAAAAGCTCCCGATAAAGTATCCTGACGGTAAGCATTAGCACGATAAGGCTCGACGCTAGGACTAGTGTTTCCCATAATGATAGAAGAAGAAGCATTTGGAGCAATAGCCATGAGGTGACTAAACCGCTGGCCAGTGCTAACAGCATCAGGAGCAGGACCTCGTATTTGGCCAAGAATTTGGTTAGCATCATCCAATCCTTTTCTGATATGTTTGAACATTTGATTGTTTGCAACCTTGGCCATTACACCTTCAAATGCAATATTGTTCTTTTGAAGATGTGCATGGAAACCTAAGGCACCAATGCCAATAGAACGCTCACGGCTAGCAGAGTATATAGCCCTGGAAATGGTATCAGGTGCATTAGTAATAAAATACTCCAAAACGTTATCGAGCATTTCAGCAACATCCCTAAGGAACAAAGGTTCATTCTTCCATTCATCATAGTACTCCAAATTTAAAGATGATAGACAACATACAGCAGTTCTTTCTTCATTTGTTGGTAAAATAATTTCAGAACAAAGATTTGATTGGTGTATTTTCAATCCCTTATCTTTTAGGAATTGTGGTAACATTTTATTACTGGTATCAATATAGTGAATATAAGGTTCACCAGTATGCATACGTAATTCTAAGATTTGTTGCCACAAATGTTTAGCTGAGACTGTTTCACGAATTTCTTTTGACTTTGGATCAACTAAATTCCATGAATCATCAGCTTCTGGATCCAACATACAACTTTCAATCAACTGCATAAAGTCATCTGTGATATTGATGCCGTGATGTAAATTCATGCAACGTACATTGGGATCACCTGTTGGCTTACGCATTTCTAAAAATGATATAATGTCGGGATGATTGATATCAAGATAAGCAGCATAACTTCCACGGCGAGTACGACCCTGACGGTAAGCAAGAGATGAAGCATCGTAAATTTTGAGGTGCGGCATAACACCAGTACTCTTGTCGTCTGCACTACGTATACCGAAGCCAATACCAACACCACCGCCAAGCATAGAAAGCCAATTAGTTTCGCTAAGATTATCAACTAAACCCTCCGCAGTATCTTCGATATAGTTGAGAAAACATGAAATAGGCATACCACGCTTAGAACGGCCGTAGCTAAGAATTGGAGTACTATAACTGAGCCAATGATTAGCGGCGTAATTGTAAAGGCGCTGAGAATGTTCAGCATTACTTCCAAATGACGATGATACATATGCAAACCTCTGTTGTGGTGATGTTTCATCATCACGCATGTAAGATTCTTGTAATCTTTTAATTCCTAATTCATCAAATAGTTTATCTTTTTCTAAGTCTATTTTGACACCCATGTATTCCATATTTTTACTTTCTTATAATTGCTTTAATATTAGGTGGTGTCCAACCTTCTGGTTTTAATACCTTACCATCTTTTCTTTTTTCTACTTTGCCACTGGAACTGATTTTGGCCAAGTTACTTCTTGATACTTCATCCCAAACTTCTTGTTGTGGTATATTCAGTGTGATTTCTAATCCCTCAAGAACCCATTTTAAATCCGCTGTTGCATCAGCAATTTCCACTATGTCTCTGTTTGCATAAGCTGTAACCAATTCACGAAATTCTTCCATCACCAAGTCCATGTATAACTCTGCTTGGCCACCAAAATCCCTCGCCTTCTGGTCACATGCATCCATAAAGATTCTTACATCATTCTTACTGTCCATTGGTGTACTCCTTAATCATAGGGAAAATGGGTTCGATAACATCAGCACAAGCCAATGCAATCTCTCTGTGTTCTTTCTGTGTCCCGTTTGCTGACCTGAGTTGTATATAGTGAACCCAAGAACGAAGCGTTCCATTCATATACAAACGTGAACCAGTCATACCTTCTGGTAATACTGCTCTCGCTTGTTCTTTAGCAATACCATTGTCAAGTGCCCACTTGTATGTTTTCTGCACTTGTTCCAAAAGTTTATTTTGTTGAATTTGCCACATATCATCCAACGTAAAATCTGTACTGGGTAAACTATTCTGACGATTCTTTGTATCTTGCATCCTTGCTTCTTTTAGTTCAAAACCTAATTGAGTCGCCTCTGCATATCGTTGACTAAATTCCTGAAAGGAAAATGAACGATGCCTTAAAATTTGTCTTGCAATATCTCTTGTTGTGTTTATTTCTAAACAAATGTTCACCATTTCAAGTGGTGACCAATGTTGATTTTTGATAAGATAACGAACCAACTTTTCAGATGTTTCGCTATTATTTTGATTGGCAGGATTTGAGACTCTGGCCGCAAAAGCAACCTGTTCTAACAAATTCTTACCATCTGCTCCCTGTGTGTATGATATTAATTTTACATTCATAACAAAATCTCCATTTCAAGTCTTTTTCCAATTAATAAATTCCATCTTTGCTCTAAGATTCACAAAGGTATATTTACTTATGATATCTTGTATTTCATCTGGTGAAAAACCATTTAAAACCATATCATTAATATCCTTTTCAACAATCATTTCTGGCCAAATTACCACATTGTAGTGTTCTTCAATGGCCTTGTCCATCTGCTTATGTAGTTCTTTATTTCGTGGTTCGTTGTCATACACCAAAACTATTTTTGACTTATCAAAATGTTTAGATGCAGCCATCAAATTCGAATCGGCAGTGGCCACGGCATTCTCCAGGAACATGGAGTCAATAGGACCTTCCACAACATAAATCATCTGTTCCGTGTCGATCCGGTCAGTCCCGAACAACTTGTGATTCTCTTTGTCTGTCTTTACGGTGATATATCTCAGTTTAGATTCACCCAAAGCACGACCTTGAAAAGCCACAAGATTTTTATTTTCATCATAAAACGGAATGACTAACCTAGGATCATCTTCCTTGAGTCCTTCTTTTTCTATTTGCAGACTTTCGACAAAGCCTTTAAAGTCCTGTGCAAAATATAGGTGTGCATGAAACGGCTCTGGTATTTTGCGGGATTTGACATACACTTTCGCAAAATGTTCTTCTGGTAACGATTCGACCGATGGAATATCGAATTTAGTACGAAACTTCGGGGTTTCAGATTTGAATTCTTCGAAAGTTGGTTTAACGTAATTGTCACGTCCCTGTTCACCATTTTTATACCTCTCAAGTGCATATTCTTTAACTAGGGTTGCATCAACCTTCTCCAGGAAATTATAAAAGGAAGTGGATGCACCACAATTGTGGCACATATAAAAATAATTGTTCTTTTTTTCGTAAACATAACCACGAGCTTTGGTTTTGTTCTTGGTTGAGTCGCCACAAAGAGGACACCTGAAATTGTACAGGTTATCCTTCTTTTGTGTGAATTTTTGAAGCTTCGGGGATACCCTTAGCAGAAAGGTTCTATCAATGAAAACGGACATAACAAAATAGTGTGGAGTTTACAAGAAACTAGATTATACACTAATTATCATAAAAATGCAAGTATCTCTTTCAAATGACCAGAAAGTATTCCAAGAACCGCAACGGCACCGGCAACCATCCACACCATTTTCTGACGGATTTTTTCCAGGTCACCTATTTTGTTAGCCAATTGGGTATGTTGTTCACATGATGCGGTATACATCTGCTCCAGTTTTTCCGTTAAACTATCCCGTGTTTTATCGAGGCAAGCGTGCATCTCTTTAACATCAACTTTTAAATCGTCTAGTTTTTCATTAAGGTTTTCTACCTTAGTTTCAACGATGCCGATTCTTTCTACTGTGGTTGCCATTTGATTCTTTCTTATACACTAAAACTACTGCCGCAACCACAAGTGGATTTGGCATTTGGATTACTTACAACAAAATTTGCACCCATAAGTTCTACCTTAAAATCAATTGTTGCGCCGGTCAAATACTGCATACTTATTGAATCCACAATTAATTGTTCAGACAATTCGAAATCATCTTCACTCTTTAAGTCATCCAACATGAATCCATAATTGAAGCCCGAACAACCACCACCCTCTACAAAGGCTCTAATATATTTTGATTGTTCACCTAATAAGATTTCTTTTATCTGTTCGGTTGCAGCTTCAGTTATTGTCAACATTATTTTTTCACAGGAACTTCTGTACCTTCTAGTTTCTTATGAACTTTCATTTCTTTGCAATTTTGTTTTGGTTTGCCGGCTTTGTCTTTAACAACTTGGCCCGCTTTGTCTTTTACGTCAACACACACTTTAACTTTTTCTGCAGCTTGTGCAAACAATGATAGGCATAGGCCTGTAACTAATAGTAATTTTTTCATTTTATTTTCCTTTATATTTTTTTACCAAGTGACTGCGCCAGTGGTTATTTTACGCAAAGCCATGTTAATTAAGCTGAGTGCTACCATTTGATATTCTACAGGCAATACGAAACCGTAACTGGATTGTGCAATAACAGCTGCGCCTGCAATGATGTTAGCCCAAAATGTTTTACTATAATACCACTTTTTACCCGTCATTTCTCCTTCAATGACTTCTGCTACTGCTTCGGAGATTTTTTGATTTGTTGCCATGTTAGTCCTTATAGTTCTGGTTGTGGTGCTGGTGCTGGTGCAGGTTTTCCACCAAAGCCGGTGACGACTTGTGGTTGAGATATGCTTCCAACGCTACTTGTACTAGTGCTTGTTGATGTTGTGGTGCCAAACGTTGACGTTCCAAATCCTGTACTGCTAGTAGGGCTTGTTGTGCTTGATGTTGAGTTGTTTGGTGCATTTGGTGGTGGTCCTGAAATAGTTGGTGGTTTATTTGCGGCTTCTAATGCTTTTGCTCTCAAATCTTTATCGTTACCTGCCAACATAATACCAGATAAAGTACCTGTTAAAAATGTTGCAATTGGAATAATCAACTCAAAGAACTTTTGGTCAATTGGACTAATAGCGTTCAATGGCTGTGTTACAAAAATGATGGAGTATAACACAACAAATACAATACCTGTCAATGTTAATGCTAAACAAATACCAATGAAGAATTTCAGTCGAGCCATCAACTGTTCTTCTGTATACATAAAATTATTATTTTCCACAATTCGCTCCTTGAGTTGGTGTAATACATTGTGATGGTGTTACTGATGGTGCTGCAACTTTAGGAGTTTCTGGTCCTAATCTTGGATCACGTTGTCCTTTGAAAATATGTTCGGGACAAGTTCTTGTCACATCACACTTTGGTAGTTTGCAAAATTCTTTATCCCAATTATCAGGATCTTGGCAAGGATATCTGAATCTATCACCACCAAAGAAAGCCAATGATAATGGCAAAATAAGAATCGTAATTGCTATATATAATAGTTTTTTATCTGACATGTTTATTCCTTATTGACACCAACTTTGTTTAGCATCGCCGTAATATTCACGAGCAAAACCATTAGCAATTAGTTGAGCACGTAGGCTTTGTCCGTTTAAAATTATGTCACCTAATACACGGCCACCAAATTTATCCCAACCGTATAGTATGACTTGTCGTTGTTGACTGGCATTAATAAGATTTTTAGTGAAAACACTTGCGGCTTCACCACGTTGTTTTTCACTGTCACATTGTCCTCTAAATCCTTTTTCCGGAGTATCGACTCCATAGACTCGTATCGCAAGTTCGGGTTTGAGTGGTGCAGGTAGAAAAGGTGCGGCAATAACAACTGTATCGCCATCCGTTACTCTAATAATCTGTGCGTCATAAGTAACGCCTTGGGGTTGTTTTTGTGCAAACACCAAACAAGGTAACAATGCAAGTATTAATATAAGTTTTTTCATATTATACTCCAAAAACGTGGAGTGCATGTTCATAATGTTTGATGCGGTCCTCAAGTCCGATGGTGCCGCCGTTGATACGTTTAGTCAATGTAACAATATCACCTTTATCTGCCCACTGGTTCAAGTTATTTGTTTCCCAAAACCAACATGCTGATTGTGCTGCACCTTCAAATGTCTGTAGATATTCTGATGCTTCTTCAACAGAGATACTTAATGATCCAGCAAAGAATGTGTAGTTGTCACGGCCTGTCAATTGAATCAAACCACGGCCACAGAACTTATAACCATCACCAGATTCTTCTGGTCCATTACCCATACGTGATGCGTAGATGCGGTTTGCAATTGCTTCTTGTTTATTTGGTTTCGATGCATATTGATTTGCAATGTCATCATTTGGAAAATACTTACTAAACAACTTGCGTAAAGATGCAGCTTTGTAATTTAGATTCTCTTTGAGAACCATGAAACCACCAGACTCATGTGAACATTGTGCTATAAAAGCAGCCATTCTCTGAGGTGTATTGATTTCATAATCGGGCAATAGAATTGACAATGCATGGTGCCAGTGGTCAATGTATGGGTTCTTAGGAAGTAATTGTTTTAATTGTTCTTTTGTTAATTCCATTTTCAGTCCTTATAATGTTATCGGTAACCATAACAAAGCACCTTGAGACATTAATAAAACTGCAAAAGCACCAAGACCGATTCCAATCCAGTACATTCGTTTACTCATTGTCAACATAGATGCGGCTAATATAACGATTGCAATTTGATAGAAAGCATTAGAGTATGTGTACCAAGGACTTTTTAGTTCCGCTATTGCTCTCTCCGCTTCAATTGCACGAGCCTTTGCCATTAATTCTTTTTTACCTTCACCTGTAGAAGGTTCGGATTCATAACGTTCAATTTTGGCTTTCATAATTTCAGCTTTTCTTTTATCACCATTACGAACTGCATTATCATATGATAATTCAGCTAACGATTGTTTAATACTCTTTGCTTGATAAAAGGACCAAACATTGTTTGCTTCGATGGTGTTATCTAAAATTTGTGATGAATTGCCACCATCAAGTAATGATGTAATTGCTAAAAATGCGGCCAAAAATGTAATAATCCAACCGGTGCGTTCTTTTGTGATTTCTTGTTCTTCTGTCATTTCACACTTTCAAATATATGTTTTTGTTTTTGATACCATTCAATCCATGCATCTGTTTTGATAGCACATTCGTAATATGTATTATAATTTATAGTGATTGTTTTACTTATATCACTCAATTTAGAATCTTCTTGTAATTTTTGTAATTGTGGACAAGCAGTCATTGCTACATTACCTGGTGCTTCAGGAAACTTTACTGTAACAGGAACGGTGGTGGAACAACCAGTCAACATTAATAATATCAACAAATATTTCATTTTGGTGCCTCAGCTGCATCATTGTGTGCCTTGATAAACTCTTTAGGTATCTCACAGACACCACCTGGAGCAAATTTCGTGTCATACTTAACCACTTCTCTATCTACATATTTAACAATATCATCACCACGGGTTTTGACTATTTGTACCTTCTTTACCACTTTTTCAACAATCTTTATATTTTCTTCTTTAGACTGTACTTCTGCTGCAGCAACCTTTTCTTCCATCTCTTTTACTCTGGCCTGCCATGCTTCCTCATTTGATATTGCACCAGACATATAAGTGCCTAATGCGATTAGGATAACAGAAACCGCTTGTATTGGTGTCCGATACACATATACAAGCGGTATGAATTTCATTACGTAAGTGACCAACAGACCTAATAGACCTGCAAAAAATATTCCGTAAAAGATCCAGTTAGGCAACCATTGAAGTATCCACATATTACATCTTTGGATTTTTTCGTTTGTAGAATGACATTAGTGGATTTCTTTTCTTAGAAACACCTGGTTCTCCGCCTGCGCCACCTGAACCTGCAATATTACCAGTGCCTACAGCGTTAGTTGGTGCAGCAGACATAACTTCTTCCGATGTTGCTCTCCATCCGCCACCCATCGATTTATATTTCTTTGATGCCCATGCGTTTGCGTATGCTGATGGATATACTGCAAATTTTGATTTCGCAGCAGATTTAGCTCTAGCCCATTTTTCTGGACTTGTCGGAACATTCTTTTCATCAATTTGTTCAACTTCTTCGGTAGCAACATTGATAGGTGCACCACGGCGTTCTGGATTAGGATCTTCTCTGCGTTTTCTTCTTGCTGCACTGGCACGACCTTCTTTACCTAAGGACTGTGCTTTTGATTGAGGTAGACATTTTGGTTTACCTTCACCAGGTTCACGAGCACAATCACCTTTAATGTTTCCCTTGGTGTCCATGCGAACCCATTTTTGAGCAAACCATTTTCTCAAATCTTCCTGCAATTCAAGTTCTTCTTTTGTGCAGCTGCCTGGAGAAAAAGGTTTTTTACCTGGAACAGGTTTATGACCTGGCCAGCAACGACCTTTTTCTTCTAAGTATTCTTTGAATGTTTTCATATGTGTCTTAATATCTCTGCGACATTTATATCTAGTGGTATTTCCGATGATACTATAGTTTTTCCATTTATACCATAAACAAAATCAGGCATGATATCTAGATAATCTAAAAAAGTTTTTAGAATATCATAATCACGAACATCAGTCTTATAAAACAATATTCTTGCGGTAGCTTCTGGACCAAAAACATTGTTCAATAAAATGATATGGTTCATAATCAATCGTTCTTTGAGAGATTTTGTTACCTTATATCTACGAAACAACCTTTTCAAGTATTTCGTTCTTTTGATATCTCCCTCAAATTCCGACATAATACAATGGGGTGAGGTATAGCATTTGACTGCATACATCATAAAATTATCTTCATTCAAATCATCAAACATAGTAAAGAGGGGGACCGAAGTCCCCCATTAATTACGTTATAGTAATAACTGCGTTTGAAGATGTTGCGGATACACCTTGATCTGCGGCAGTAACGATAACACGATACTTTGATCCTGTGTTTGCTGTAGTTCCAGGCATTGCAAACAATGTTGCACCTGTACGACCATCGTGACGGATTGGCACAGTGTTTGCTGGTACGTTTGCCCATGCACCACCTTCAGATGGAACATATTGCCACTGATATGTTAGTGTTGCGGCTGTATTTCCAACCAAAGTTGGTGTAACAGTGAACGAAACAGTATTTGCGTAGTATGTTGCATTTGCAAGAACGGATGCATCAGTTAGTGCAGCCAATGAGATAGTTACGTTTGCATATTGCTGTGCATCACCATCACCAATAACATTACTTAGAGCAACCAAAACTTCATTTTGTACACGGCCAGCACGGCCACCAGCACCAGTTGTTCTTAGAACCCAACCAGAATGTTGTGCATGTGTTGCCAAAGATTCTTGTGCATCAACAAGAAATAATCCAATTGTTGCGTTGGTTGTATACACATCAGCGGTCGTATTACCATAAAGTAATGCAACGTTAGCTGCTGTTGGTGCCGCATTAACAGATTTTGCATCAGCTGCGTTTACTATTGTTGAGTTAACGGCCCAGTATGGTGCGTTAGCTGCGTTATCGTTATTTCCCCAAGATGACATTTTATTCTCCTTTTAACCGAGGGTTATGTTTGTATTTATCTTTTTCCAGAATCAGGTCTACTACGCATCTTCATCATTGGGTCGATTTCGATGGTATCTCTCTTTTCACCAGTTAAGGTGGTGCCACCCGTCATAATTGCAGCGGCTTGTGGTTTCTCCATGGTAGAATCACCTGTTGTTTGTATTTTTGGTTTTTTACCATAAGTTGCAACAGATTTGTCTTCCTTTTCATGGTCATAAATCTCCTCTTTCATGCCCTTTCTTTTATAGATGGACTTGATGATTCGAGCAGACTTAGACATTTGAATTAGTTTCTTACCTTTATCTTTCGGTGTAACATCATCTGGACTGTTTGCGCCGCCATTAGGTATTGATGTTGCGGCCATTGGGTCTTGATAGTTCTCATTCTTTTGAGTGCCATCAGCCTTCTTGTGAGACTTGTATCCTTTGTTCTTCATGGACCATGCAAGTGCCCAAGGATTATCAATGTCCTTGTGTTTCTTCATTGCTTTGACAGTGCCCTCAAAACCTGGAGGTGCAACTTCTTTCATGTCCTGTTTAGGTTTAAAGATTTTATTAAGCATCTTTGCACCAGCCTTGGCTACTTTTTTAGGAGTAGTTATTTGTGCGGCATATTCCTTTTTAGATGCTTCGTCATTGCCGCCATCACGACCTGGAGGAGTTTGACTTTTATCCATTTCTGTCATACTTTCGATTTCAGAAATAATATTTGTATCTTCTGGATGGCCAACGGAATCACCAACATATTGACCTGGCTTATGACTAGCATAAGATTTCGCCATAGAATCATTCTGATTTTTTATTTGTTGTTCAGGTGTTGATGGTTTAACTGGTTTATGTGTAACTTTAGGTTTTGCAGATGCACGGTCGGCCAACATTTTATCAGTATCAGCTTTGCGTTGTGCAGATGTTCTTGTATCAATTTTTGCTTGAGCGTGAGCTGGTTTATTCTTATTGAAAGATGTTAGTGTTGAACTTATATCAATTTCATCAATCTGTTCAAAATCTTCTTTTTGTACAGGCTTTTGTTCTGGTGGTTTCTTGTTCAACAATTCGTTACCCAAGCGTTCTTCACGTTCACGTTTCTCTTTGGCTTGTTGTAAAGCTTTGTACATACGAATAGAAGCTGATGCAGCCTCATTAATACCTTCGTTCTTACTGTTCAAATAGTTACCAATAGTATCAATATAATCTGATGCCAATGTTAATTTTGACTGAACCCATGCAGGCAGTTGTTTTTCATAGTCTGTGCCAATATAGTCACGAACCATCTTTACGGCACGTTCCATTTGGTCCAACTGATTCAAAACCATACTGCCTTCATCATCCATCATTTGACCCATTGCTATTGCAACGTGGTTTTCATCAAGTTCAAGGCCTTCTCTTAGCCTTGTCACAAAGGTGTAGTCTTTCATTGTCAACACACCTTTTTTACGGATGTGAATCAACTTCTCAACAACCTTGTGTAGGTCCATGTCTGTCTTTGCATCTTCACGAGCATATTCCAACATACGAATCAACAATGGAATATCAAACATGACAACATCCATCTTGTCGATTGCTTCTGTGATGGATTCCAACATATGGTCTCTTTTCCACTTGATGAATTGTCCTGTCTTAGAGTGTGCAACTTTCTGGTCCTTTGTTGCAAATTCCGGATTGATACCTCTAGATTTTAAATATGTGTTCAAAGCAGCATCTTCCGCAATGTTTGCTTTTGTGGACCATGGATCCCAAGGATTAGTTCCAAAAGAAGGCTTTTCTGCACCACCCCTTTTAACTATAGATTTTATTAATTGTGCTTTGCTCATTATTGTACCTTATTTGTTCATCATTTCTTTTTGAACTCTATCTAAAGATTTTTTAGCCAAGTATCTTGCGTGATTCAATGGCTTTAAATCGTGTGTATCATTGATACTAGAGACAAAAGGTCCGTCTTCTTGACTGGTTGGTCCTTTTGCCTCAGTTACTTTTTTTCGTCTGTTTCCTGTTCTGGTTTATCTTTTTGTTTAGAACCACCATAACGAGAACCTTGTTTTACACCTGAACCGCCACTTGGTTGTGGTTCTGGTTTCTTTTTCCAATCAAATGCATTTTCTTTAAATTGTTTCAAAGTTTTACCTTGAACTTCTTCTTTTGTTAAACGATCAACTGCTTTATCAACATTAGCTTTACGTTTACGTGAATCGGATTTAAACTTATCTGAAAGTGCTGTAGATGCATCTTTCATTGCAGGACTTCTTTTTGAATTTGCTCGATTTTCAAAATCAGCTCCAATTTTACGAGAAATTGTGGAGTCAGCAGCTGCTTTTTTAATATAAGAACCTAAAGTTGATTTTGATAGTTCATCAATCTGTTCAACTTCTTCTTTTTGTGGTTCTGGTTTCTTACCAGTTTGTGGTAGACCCATCTTACGTTGTAGGTTTTTACGTTGGTCTTCATCGGAACCACCAGTCAAAGCTTTGAATGCTTTCTTAGCAATGTCTTTGATACCTTCTTCAACAGATTCTTCTTTGCGAAGCATTTTGAAATCTTCTGCATCAATTTTATTGTTTTTATTCTTATCAATTTTATGTTGATTACCCTTTAAAGCTTCATCAACGTTATCTTCTTTACGGAGAAGCTTGAAGTCTTCCGCATCAATTTTGTTGTTCTTATTTTTATCAATCTTGTGTTGATTGCCCTTGAGTGCTTCTTGTTGAAGAATTTGTTCAATTGCTGCAATCATATCATCTTTTTTTCTTAGGTCTATCATTTTTGTTCTCCGTTTTTAGCAATTCCACTTGCGTAGTGATTTATTGATTCTTGAATCTGGATCTTTGGCAGTTGCCGCAGAAGTTAATCTCTTTTTCATTCCTGACATTCTGGCACAAAAAGATTTGCGTCTATTTGCTGCCTTTGAACCAGGTTTTAACTTTGATGGCTTTGTTGTAACAGCCATCGACAATTTAGAACCAGGATTTTCTCTGCGGTAGGATTCAATACCTTTTCTATTTAATCCACCTTCTGGATTTTTTCCAGCAGAACGTTGCCATGCAGCACTCTCTTTGACATTGCTTGCAGCTGCGGCCATAGTTTCACCTTTAGCTTCTGCTGCACCACCGTGGCCAAATTGTTTCTCTCTTTCAGCCTGGTCAGCATACTCTTTTGCTTTATTCAAAAGATGTGCTTTTTGACGCTTCAGTTCCTGAGCATCTTGTTTCTCAGTTTCTGGTGTAGATTCTTTGACAAATTCGGTAAACTTTTTCATTTCTTTTTCTTCTTGTTAAAGTAACCCATCTTATCCTTTGGATTTTCCATTGGCTCTTTATTTGTTGAACCACCTAAAACACCAGCTACTCCCATTTCGGAATCTGATGGATCATTAAATGATTCTCTAAATTTTCTAAAATCGACTTGCTCTCTATATGTCACATCGCCAAGACCAGACATAGGGTATACTGTTCCCTGTTGGCGAGTATCAAATTCTTGGCTGATTCCCGAAACATTCCTCATTCTCTGACTGACTGTAGGAGAATCAACCAATCCTTTTTTCTTTATTTTTTCTTTGTCTTTGCTGAAGTTGCTCTCTTTCGTGGCGGGGTAGACTTTGACTGTGGGGCCGGAGTCTTCGGTGTAGGTTCTAAAGGTGTAACCTCCACGCTTGGCGTTTCTGTCCCACTTGATACTGTCGGCGTTGGTGTCTCCTGCACGATTGTCTGGGGTAATGTCACTTGGACCGTCTGCACTGGGGCTGGTTCCGGCTGATACTTTTGGATGTCCAGTGGATGTTTGTCCGTTGCGTTTGGTTTTGTAATTTTCAACAAATCTAAAATTTTTCTTAACATTTTCATCTTCCTTAAAAACAGAATCAGTTACACTATATTTACCATGATTTTCCAACCAAGAGAACGCAATTTCATTGAATTTTCTATTCTCAATAAATGTATTTATTTTTTCGTAAGTATCAGAAATATCTTCTTCAATTTCATCTAATGTGGTACTATTATCAAATTCCATAAAATTTTGGAAGTTTTGAATATATGCCTGTTTACTTGTCTGTGCAAGTTTCCACTTATCGTATCTAATTGATTCGGCAAGTGTTTTTGTCAATCTTTCATTTCTCTCTTTACTGGCTTCGTTGGTTGTGTTAACAAATACCATAGTGGTACTATAACCTAATTCTTCCAGTTCTTCCTTGATGGTAAGTATTCTAGTATGGTCATCTGCCGGTCCATTAATAATCAATGGTCCACGATTGCGGATTGCTTCTCTGCGGTGGTCACTTGTCTTTTCGGACAACTTTTGTTTGTCCATTAGATAGTCAAATGCTTGTACAGAATTCAACTCCACTGCTTTTGCTTCTGCAATCGCTTCACGAATGATAATGTCTTTACCAGAACCAGGACCACCTGTTACAAATATGGCTCTGAAAAGACCACGATTGTAATTCTCATTTAGTCCCATGCCTTTACGAACATCACGGAACAATTCTTTTGCATGTTTCTCTGGAACATGAGAAGGAACACCCTGTCTAAAAGAATTGAAGTCGCCGTTCCTTGCATGGTCACGCATCTTAGAGGCTGACATACCTTCTGTACCTTCAGCATCAGGATCACGCTGGCCAGCAGATTTGACTTCAATCTTCTTAAAGTTGAATAGTTTACCTGGACCCTCACCATTATATTGGTTTAGTTTTTGTTCATATTCTGGTATACGATCTGAACCTGCAACCATTATCAAGTGGTCGTGACCAGCTTGATGTAATGCAGCTGCGTGTTGTAGGAATGTTGGTCTCTCTTTACTTGAACCAGTAATGTTTGCACCAGGAAAAAATCTCTTTGCATGTTTAATTTTACTTGCAAGTTCTAACGGATTTTTCTTTGCGTCCATAGAATGTGACACAATGATGTGGTGAGGTGCTTTGTAGTCTTTAGCCAATTGTTTAACTCTATCAACCAACTTTTCATGACCAATAGTTGGTGGATTCATGCGACCAAATGCCATTACCACAGGTGTGTGGGTCTGTGCATCTTCGTGTAATTTTTCTAAAAACTTTTTCATATGTTTCTTATTCCAGCAAAATTTCTACGTGAGAATTCCGCACGGTTAACTAACTTATCAGATTCTTTACCGTGATGGAAAACATATCCTTCAGGATTCGCAGATTCTCCGCCGTGTGTGTGTTGGAATTCTTGGTGTTGATTCATAACACCAATTAACACATTTTTGGCATTCTGTAAGTGGCCGTGCATCTTAAACAGATTGTTATAGTGTTTTTTGTTGCGTTCGATTTTGGCCAATTCGGATTTGAGTTCTGTTTGTTTGGCCGTACGATTCTTCTCAACTTTCAATTTGTCAATATCTTTATTCTTCTTGGTTTCTAACCAATTCTTAAAGTTTTGATGATTAGCTTCTTCACCTGTTCTCACGGTATGATTTATGTAAGTTTCCAAGTGACCACCAACACCGTGATGGTCACTAGTGCCAGCATACATATCGCCACCGTGTGTATCATGTACTGCTTGAGCTGCAGTAATATGTTTAGTAAATTTCTTTTGTTCTTCTGGACTGAAATGCACCTTTGATGTGTCCATTCTTGGATCAACAGAGAATACATCAGAGTGTTTGTTGAAGTTTTCATGGTCAACTTCATGTGATGCATTTAGACTTGCAGCATCTTTACCTTGATATGATAAGTGTGTTACAACACCAATTTTTGCTTTCTTAACTCCAACTTCGTGTGTTCCGTGTGCAGTATATGTTAGACCGGAAGGATTTGGATGAAAAGATGTACCAACACCCCTTTCAGTTTTTTTATCTTCCTTGTCTGTACCAAACATCATATCACCTTGATATACACCTTTTTTAGGTGCAATCTTAGGTAAATGTGTTAACGCATCTTTTAGTTTTGCGGCCAGACCAGGTGCGTGGCCATGATTCATATCTACATCTTTTGATGTGTAGTTAATCTTTGGTGTCTTATTGAAAGCAGACTTTGATGCAACAAAGAATTTACCAGTCTTTGGGTGATGACCATAAACAAGTGCAGGAGAACCATCATATTTTGTGGTTAGTTCGGATGACTTATTACCAGCCTTAATGTGTTCTGCTGCAGCAGTCAATGAAGCAATAGCATGCTTTGCACCCTTTTCACCTGTTTGAAGTGGTCGGTCTTCCACATGCGTCAAATGTTTAATCTGACGGCTGGCGCCTTCTTCAGGATCTTCTTGTTCTATTAAATAACTCTTGAAAGATAACATTGTTTGCCCATTGAAACACAACACACTTTGGTTGTCCGTAGGGTTATTTATATAACTTTTTAGTTTGTATTAAAGATTTTTGAAATGTTGGATTAGATACATAACGACTAAAAATTAGTCGAGCATGTAATCTCCGTTTCTGGCAACCATCATTCCAACATTCATCATATCGAATTCAAGTAATTTATCTTTCGGAATATTAAGAAAATGGCAATGTTCCGTGTCTAAGCCAATGTTTAATAACTGGAAATTGTTTTGTAGGATCTGTTCATATTCATCCACCAAAGACGTACACCAAGAAAACATCCTTGTTTCCAGTATGTGAGTTGACCCCAACCGACTTTGAACTTCTGGAGGCATCCAACTGGCCAATCGTTTCTTGAATATGAATTTACCATGGGTGTTGTCATAATCTCTGATATTAAAATTGTCTTGTAACTTAGCACGACCACCCAATTTAAACATTCTACCTTGTATTGTCTTAAAGTCATACTTACTTTTTAAGAAACCAATACTTCTCAATACAAGATTATTTTCACCAAAACTCTTTAACTGCTCGTGTTCATTAAACTGTTGAACCTGTGGAACATCACTTAGGTTTAAAATCAAATCGACTTTAGATTTTATAATGTCCCACTTATATTGTTCAATAGGTATTGGTGAACTATCGGTGAATAGAATAAAAGAATCTTCTGTCTTATTTCGAATACTATCAAATGTTTCTAATGTTTGTTTGTACCTGTCTTCCATGCTGATGACACCAAATTTTGGTTGCATACATGATGTGACTAAAAAGATATTCTTCATTTCTGTACCATGCCTTCATAAAAATATCTTGGCCATGTATTCTGAACCAATGTTCCGTGCGGTGGCATAATAGGATGGCTCACAATATTAAAAAAGTCATCATTGTGTTTCGTACCTATCCACATTTCTGGTTTATTTCTGTTTGAATCGAATGTGTTTAGTGGTGTCTCAGACCTAAACTTATCCCACCAATCATTCTCTTTAATGTCTGGAAGTTTATTGATGTATTCAGATTTTGACCACCAGAAACCACCAGAATAGTGTGGAACAGGCCAGGTTCCAAAGTTGACACCAGATGCAGAGTGGTCCGATAACTTGTTTGTACAAAGTTTCCAGTTCTCAATACAACCCCATTGTAAAAACTTTCTCCAGAAATAGTAATTTACATAAGGTAAATAGATTTTTTGTTCTCTCATTCTCCAAGGAACAGTAATACCTTTAGCATGAAAATATAGAAAGTGAGCATCTTCTCTTTTTGCATGGTCTTGTAGGTGTTTCAGTGTCCAAGTTTCATCATACAAGTTTTTATTTTTGTAATCAATTGTTGAAACGTGTTCAAGTGAAAGGTTTTCCTCATTATCATCATCCAAGAAAAGTGTTTCTAGAATTTGAATCTTAGGAAAAGTGTTGCATATTCCTGTGAATAATTCCAATTCACTCTTTTTACCAATGCAAACAACAAACATCTTTTCCATTTCGGTATAGAGGCCAGCATCAATAATTGCAACGACTTGTTCCAAAAAATGATTGTACCAACATCCTGTTTCTTCTGTCAAATAGATGTGATAATATAGGTATTTTTTCATGCCAATTTAAACTTCTTCAAAGTGTCTTGTCTGTCCATGAAATTGGACTGACGGTTGTAATGTTGTTTAAGTATAGATGGATACTTATTGTACAGATAGTCATTCATTTCATCCATGGCTCTTTGCTTGTCGTAGTAACTATCACGGAATGGTTGATGAATCATACCAGAATGTACCACATGAGCTGGACATTGAAACAAATCATAGAATGTCTTATCAATACCCCATGCAATTTCTAAGTCCCAATGGCCAATAAACTCCATCAAGAATCTGAATTTTTCTTCGGTGAAGAAGCAAGAACCCATTTCAATGAAGTTTGTTTCCGAAAAGTCACAAGAAGGATCATTGAATAGTGGTTGATAAATCAAACTAGAATCGTGCGGCATAGAAAGTTGCCAGTACTGAAAGTTAAACTTCTCGGCCAACTCTAAACCTTTATTGAAGTCTTGATAACCAGTAATCAGGTCATCATCGACACATCCAATGTATTTGTACTTACCAAGAGGAATGTCTTTTGCAACAGTCTGCATGATTTGCCACTTATGACCTTTGTGACGAATGAGGTGGTCATAAGAACCAGGTTCAGGTTCAAAATCATTGTAGACCACAAGGAGAGTTTCGTATTTTCTATCATTGTTTGTCCAACGCCAATGGTCTTCCTTTTTCCATCGAGGATCATGTGGCATTTCCATGCCAACTGGACATATAATCAAATTACTCATTCTTCTACCTTAAATTCTGGAAAGTAACGAACAAAAATATCATTTTTACCTGGTCTCACATTTTTAGTTCTAGTCTTAATTTCTTTGAAGAAATTCCATGCAAGAGGAATAATACACAATTTATCTACATTTTCAAAATTGGATTTTAGATAATCGGTTCCGTAAATTGGAACAGAATTGCCTGGTGTAAACATTTCCTGTTTCAGAGGATTATCATCAATAATAAAATCTGGAGCTTCTTGTGCAAAATTCATTAATGTGTTGCCTTTGGCTGGCGCACCATAGCCAACAACAGGTACACCTGTGCTTCTCATTTCCCTAATGATTTCAGCAAACTGTTTAACATTACTCAAACAATTCTGTGCATAGGCCTCATAAGTTTTTTCATTGTACAGACCCTTTTGTGTTTCAATATCAATTAGGTTCTGTATTGTACGTGGTGCTTTTGCAAATTTTGAAATGATGAAAATGTAACTCATACCATGAACAGGTGATTTAACAACATCAATCAAATTCAAACCAGCCCGTTTACATAGTGCATCAATAGATTTCACATTGTAAAATGACAGATGTTCATGGTAAATTGTATCAAACTCACCATTTAGAATCATATCACATTGAGAGGTCGTTGCAAACAATAGGCTGTCGTTGTGCATAACATTCCTAATATTTTGCAGTAACTCGAGCTGGTTGAAGTTGTGTGCAAACGCATTTTGACAGGTAATTACATCAAACTTTTCATGTCCGAATTCTTTACCTGTGAAGTATCCACAGACAACCTTATGTCTTTTTGAAGAAGTTGCAAACAAATTTTCTGCTGGGTCAACACCATAAGTTGTGGCACCTTTGTCTTGAAAATAGTTTAATTGACTACCATCATTACAACCAATGTCAAGTGCATTAGTTGGCTTAGAACCATACTTCTCGGCCGCAAAGTCAGCAAACCAATCAAAGTAGTCTAGTTGTGTTTTTGTTGTACCAGAAACATATAGATAATCTTTGAACATCAAATCCGGATTAACTCTGTGTGTTAGTTGTACATGGAAACAATGATTGCAATGATTGATTGCAAGTGGAAAATATTGTTCCTCATCATTGGCATTTTTCTTATAAGAATTGGCCAAAGGCTGAGCACCCAAGTCTAATACGGGTACCAAATCTGTACTGCCACAAGCAATACACTCATTAATTACTTCATAATCTGTATTCATAGTTCCAACCACCTTGTATTCTGCAAGTACCAATCACTCACTTGTTTAATTCTTTCACTAAATGCAATTGTTGGTTCCCAACCAAGACTACGCATCAAACTACCATCAAGTGCATAACGTAAGTCATGTCCTGGCCTTGAATTATGGAAATCAATCATTTCATAAATCAATTCTTTTCCTTGTGCTTGTGCCACAAGTTTAGCGAGTGTTAAATTGTCAACTTCTTCTTTACCAACAATGTTAAATTTAGCACATTTTGCATCACCGTAATCAGTTGGAGAAGCAGGTTTCTTTGTAATCAAAAACAAGAGTGCTTCGGCTACATCTGCGGCGTGAATATAGAAACGACTGCCAGCTTCTGTACGAGCTGCATTTGAGTGAATATAAATCTTTTCATCTTTGCGAACACGGTCAATACACAAAGGAATAAATTTCTCAGGAGTTTGACGTTCACCGAACACATTCATTGTATGTGTAATCATCATAGGCATCTTATATGTGTTTTCATATGCAACACAGAATTCTTCTGCGGCTGCTTTAGATGCGGAATATGGATTAGTTGAATTGTATCTTGCACGTTCGGTATATGCAACACCAGGAGGTGCTGAACCAAAGATTTCATCTGTACTGAAATACAAGAATGTTTCTAAACTATCCAGTCTACGAGCAAATTCAAGTAAGTGTGCAGTACCAATGGTGTTGTCTTGTATAAACTCCATTGGATGTGTGATGGAACGGTCAACATGTGATGAAGCCGCAAGATGTAGAATGGTGTCAATCTTTCCATTCTTATGAATGAAATTGCCAACCAAAGGATTAATCTCAGCCTTTAGGTCATGGAAAACAATATTAACACGTTTCTTTGTTTGTGCATCATATTTCTCCATGACTTCATTCAAACGATTTAGATTACCAGAATAATCTAATCGGTCAAGTGTAGTAATATTCCAATCAGTTTTTTGAAGGAACAAATCAATAACGTGGTGTGCAATAAATCCACAACCACCAGTAATTAAAACATTTTTAGTCATAATAAAATCTCCAATAATTATTTTATCCAATACCAAACATCTTTTTCAGTTAAAAGAATATCTTTTTTAACCGTAGATGCGAATTCTTTGGCTGCACGATTAACACCTTCAATTGCAGTGAAATCATGTCCTGCAAAAATACCACCTGGTTTCAACTTAGAATAGTAATTTGCACAGTCTTTAGTTAGTTGTTCGTATGTATGTAGGCCATCAATAAAGATGATATCAAAATATTCATCTACAAACAAATCAACTGCATCATCTGATGTTCTACGAATCAATTCAAAACGATTTGAATAACCAGCCATTCGTTTCACTACACCTTGATACATTTCTTCTCTACCAGAAAGGTGATTGCCATTCCAATCAACATAAGTTGTATATGGATCAACAGATGTTAGGTTCAATGTTGGATTGGAATCAAGTAGAAAATTGCTTGTGTCGCCGATATCGCAACCAATTTCTAAACCGACAGGATTAACCATGTCTTTAATCATGGCACCAAGACCATAACCAGAACACATTTGGTATCCGGTGAACGCTTGGGTCTCTGTGTTGAATCTAATAATATCACTCATTATGCAGTCCTATATGTAAAAAATTGATTGGGGTCTTCTTGGTTAAACATGTTTCTAACCAAACTCTGCCAAAGTGGAACACGATCATATTGATGTACAATACAATGTGGTTCACCGGCTGATGTTGTAATTACTTTTTTATCGTAATTAAATAGTGGTTCAAGTTCGGTTAAGTTTGGTTGAAAACGTTCCATCTTAGATGGGTCACCAGTGGTACCGAGTTGTACTGCCCATCCATCTTGGTGGTCAGTGAACAACACATTATCCTTGTAAGGTTGTGTGTTGATTAATACATTATAGACCGCCTGGTCAACGATAGGAATTGGCCTGTTGATTGAATTGGTGAAGATGTTGAAACACATATCTCTAACATAGTTGGATCTACCACCAAAGGTTCCTACGTTATAGATGATGTTGTTTTTGAATCTTTCGTGAACCTCTGGACCATAGGTCTGCAACAGATTTTCATCACCCCAAGATTCATCTTTGTAACGCAATGATTCGGAACCAGCAACTAATTGTTTATTGCCTCTATGTTCTTCAATCCATTGGCAAGGATCTTTTTGAAAATAAACATCTTTGACATCCGTGGTCACAACAATGTCATATTGTTTCCAGTTGTTGTAAAGAAAGTCATAGATTGACCAGAATCTTGCAACATGAATTGGTGCATTAATTCTTGGCATATTGTGTAACTGAAAACCACGTTTAAGTAATTGTTTTTTAGTGTCTTCCGATGCATCACCAACAACCATCACTTTGTCACCAACAAAGCCACAAGAATCAATAGACTCAACCCATGGTTTTAATTGATTGTAGTTGTATCCTGTAAATGCACCGATTATTAAGTTTTTTGCCACGGGAAAACTCCATTATATTTTTCATTCATTGTTTTATTACCATTGCGAAAGAAGTCTGCATTAACTGAACCAGGATTACCATCTACTCTATAGTTGACTGTATACTTACCGGTGCAATCAAAATTAGGAAAGTATTGTGAAAGAGCTTGTAACCAAACTCTATCTTGACCCCAACCACCATGCCATACTTGTGCTAATTTTATCGCAATTTCAGTCTTGAGGCAATAGCAATTAGTATCTATATGATTAATGCCATGATAAGATTGCCATTTACCTAATGATTCACAATCATCATTTGTTATGTAGTTACCATCTTTATCACAGATTTTTCTAAGTGAATAGGACCAATCTAAATTGTTTTTTTCAATAGTATCAATACAATTTTGAACGTGTTCTGGATCTAACCAACAATCTTGGTCAAGATACAAAACATATTTTGTGTCAACTAAATGCGTGAAGGCTGCATATGTTCGGTGGCCATAAAAGCCATTGGCACCAACATTGATTGGTAAATAACATCTTTCTAGATTTTTTCGGCTTAAAAAATCATCTGTTATTAACCTAGTTTTTGAATGGTATTTTACACCATCAGCAACAACATAACATTTAGTTTCATAAGTTTGTTCAAGTACACTTTGAACAGCACTTTTCAACTCTGGTACACCAGTAGTTGGTAAAATCACAGTCGCAGACATAAATCATCCTCTAGTCAGTTTTAAAATAGCCTCTATTTGTTTTTCAATTGCAGGTTTACGGTTTGGCCAATAGATGTATTCCTTATCACCTGTACTATGTAGTTTCTTTAGGAAAGGGATAATCATCTTCTCAAGTTCAGCCATTCTTTGTTCAGTTTCAGATAATGTGTTTTTAACTGTTTCTACAGTCCTAACACTCTCTTTAATTGCTGAGTTATATTCTTGTTCAGATACGGCAGAGAATCCGAAATCGTGTTCGGAATCTTCGTAGCTTTTTAAAATTTTATCAAAGTCTGTTAGTGCCATTATTTGTAAGAGTAGTCACACATCATACGGGTAGGATAACCATCACCACCTTGTGTATCACGTATGTTGAGTTTAAGAATGTAGTGACCGGTTTCTATCTCCATGTCAATACGCTTACCTGTTCCTGATTTGCCACCATAATATACATTACATGAAGTTGGTGTTGCCGCTTCGGTCATGTATTTCTTATCAATCTCGTAAACCTCGGTCTTACCTGTCAATTTATGAACGATAGTATAACCGTGACCTACACCTGAAATTAGGAAGTTTTTCAGTTCAGTTTTTTGTTTCTGAGACATTGTTTTCCATACATCTTCAACATAACCTTTTTTAAGATTACCATTGTAGATATCACAAAACAATGCATCATTGATATTAAACATATTAAGAATTTTTAATCCATCTTTATTTTTGATTCGACCACTTTTGATTTCAACAGGTGAAAGTACTGTTCTAATACCAGAATTAAAGAATGTAACAGTACCGCCAGTTTTCAGACTCAAATAAATCTTTTGTTCGTCACAATGTAAAGTAAGGTCTGTAACAACTGGCCCCAAATTGTTATCAATTACCTGTATCTTTGATGATATAAGAACTTGTGGAGTGAAAATGAACGGACGTTTATTATTCAATTCTCCTACTTCTTCTACCATAAATTTTTTGCATTTTTTCAAATTGTGTAATTTAACAACATCATCTACTGCTTGTAAAAGTTTTAAATCGGTTATCTTTTCACCATTCCACCATTGTCTTAATGCTGCAGCAAGTTGTCCTTCATAAGCATTACCTTTATTCTGCACACCTCGGCCACCAGATGATCCAGATCCAAATTTCATGGTTATCTTGGTTACTTTTGCTTCTCGTTTTATTTTTGCGAGGTCGATATCAGTCTGTAAATCTCTTGTAACATTAATTTTGGCAATTGCTCCTGGATCAATGTTGATTGGAGATTCAATTGTTTTAAATTTTGATTTCAAATAAGCAAAGACATTAATTATATCTTCTATCTTTCCTTTATCACCTTTTAAAGTTTGTTTGATTTCAGTTGCAGTCTTTGGGAAAAATGTGTAAGCCATGGAACACCTTCAAAGAAAGTATTTATCTAATAATTTGAATATCTTTTCCGGAGGTCCAGACCTCAAGTTCATTTCTCAAACGACCTTCATTATGGAGTGTAACATATCTATTGACTGCTTTGTGTCTCCACCATTCAATCAAGTTTGCCACCTTATGTTTTTCATAGTTTTCACCAGGAATAAGCACGTCCGTCTTACAATTTACATAGTCGACCATGTTACTGAAACCATAATCACTAATGTAATATCTTTTTTGTTCTGTCAACCCTTTAGCCTTCTCAATCGTTGCTTGGAATGTGCCGCCTTCAGGAGTACCTTTAAGTGCTGCTTTAGTAAGTGATATAATCTTCATGGAGATTTTTAGTTTCTTACTAGAAGCATCATCCTCAACCAAAGGTCCAACCTTATCTTGTACAAAATCACGTAAATCTGAATAAGGTTTACCGTGCATCATAGGCAAGAAATCAGAATCTGTCAAACCTTTATATCTGATGTATGGTTTCATACCATCATACTGCGATACTGTCTTTGATGAACCATACAAACTGGTAGTCTCAAACAAACATAAATTCATACCATACTTCTTATTCACAATTTCACGTACTTCATGTGAAGTACAGATTGCAGCCAAAAGTTTACCGCCAAGGTAATTATAACCAAATGGTTGTGCAGGCACAATAACAAAACCCATCATTGCAGAGTTATTGAATCGTTTACCCCACTCAGGTTTTTGTGTAAACACTTGGCCAAGCATATCATTACGTGGCTTACAGTTGATTACAGGTGAACCAAGTCGGATGAATCCTACGTACTTTCCTGTGTTTGTTTCACGTACAGCCAGTTTGACATTACGACCAACAGGTGGAATATTTACATGTGATGAAGTGATGTTCAGTAGATTGGTCCATGTTTCAGTATCAATCTCAATAACTTCAAAATTCATATCTTTTGGATGCATTGTAAAATTTTGGAACAATTCATCTTCAATTGGAAACAAAGGATTGGATGGTAGTTCAGCCAGAGAATTCAATTTCTGGTCACGCATATACTCATCAATACGGTCAAAGTTACCAAAGTAATCTTCAAACACTTTGGCACAATGTACTGCATCATTAAATTCTAACTTCATACTTTAAATCCATCAAATGATTTCTTCTGTGGTTTTTCTCTGTTGCCAAAGGTGTTCAGAGGTTTATCTTGTCCTGAATCTGTGATACCATCTTGGCCAGATTGGTCAACATCATACAACCGCATTTTTGACCTGTCGATACCTAAAGTGAATCGTTTAAAATATGTTGGATCATTATAACGATTCTTCAACTGTTTCACCATAATCTGTCCCATTTCTTCTAATTCTTCGGAAGAAATAAGAGCAAACATCAAGTCAGCTGTAGCGGGCAAACCAAAAGATTCAGAGGTGTCTTCAAGTCCTGGGTCAGAACTAGAAAAACCGGATCTTGTGGTTTGTGTTGCAGATACAATTGGAACCCCGAATTCAACTGCAAGGCCTCGCAATTCTTCAGCAATGGCTTTAACATAGGTGTAAGAGTTAACGTTGGCTCCGGCTTTGATTCTGGCTGAACAACATATATTAAGATAATCAATAAAAATAATATCAGGCACAAAAGACTTTTTAAGATTGAGCTCGTTGAGTAAGGTGCGAAAATGTATGCTGCTTGCAGATGCTGTTGGATATTCTTTAATGATAAGTTTGCCAACAGTTTTTTCACGGAGCTTAGTAATTTTCTTATCATACATTTCTTTCGGTAAATTCATAAGGTCATCAATAGTGACATTTAACATATTGGCATCAATACGTTCAGCAATCTTTTCTTCGGCCATTTCCATGGTGATGTATAAAACATTTTTGCCTTGTACCATGGCACCTGCAGCAACATGACACATGAACAATGATTTACCAACACCAGTTCCTGCCAAAGCAATATTCAGTGTTTTCTTAGGTAAACCACCTTTGGTTATCTTGTTGAAGAAGTCGAGATCAAATGGAATTCTTTCTTCTTTTTTATGATAGAATTCATATCGTTCATCAGAATTTTCAAGGTAATCATGACCAACAGAAGTGTCAAAGGTTATCGCCAAGGCATCCGATAGTATTTTGGGAATCGAACCTTTATCGATGGTTTTGTCTTTTCCATCCAGAATAGAAATGGACTCCAATACTGCATTGTATATGGCTTTCTCTTGGCAGAAATGTTCGGTTTTGTCAACAAGCCATTGAATCTTGGATTCTGTATCTTTAGTTTGTTCAATCTCTTGTAGATAAGTTTCACACTTCTCCACTTCATCATCCGTGAGATTTCGTTTTTCTTTGATGGCCAATACAAGTGCTTCAACCGTTGGTGCAGAATTGTAAGTTTCTGTGAATGATGTAATTTCATTAAAAAGTGTCCTGTCGGTTCTATCTGTAAAATAATCTGTTTTTAGAAATGGCAATACTTTACGTAGATAATCATCATTATATATCAGATTCTTTAAAATAGTCTGTTCCAGTTTCATCACTTACTTCCTGTTCAATGTTAGATGACATTATTTCCACCAATAAGTCACCAATGTAGTTTTTAAAGTCATCATCTTTTTCCAGCTTGGCTGGTTTCTTCACTGATGATTCTAACACATCATAAGCAAAAAGTAAATAGACCTGATCGTTTTCTTCCTTAAATTTAACTTTACCATATTTGAAAATGGTGTCTTTATAAGGTCCTTCCAAAAATTTAATGTTGACTGCCGTTTTATCATCCTTTGGATAGATGTAGCAATAATCTATACCTTCAATCATTATACACCATTCATAGTTTCAACATCGAATGTTTCATCAATATTGCTTGTCATAATTTCTCCAGAAGCCACACGGTATTTGTTCTCAATAAAATCGCGGAAAGATTTTTGTTTCAGAATAGGCATCCAAAAGTCTTTGGTGTCGGTGTCCTTCTCACGGTAATTCTTTTCTTCAATCACACCGTCAGCATCGACACGTTGGTACCAACCATTTTTTGGTTTAACCACATGCTTGGATTCCAAAGCAAGGTCCAGCAAACCAGACCAAGTGCTAATACCACCGTCAAAAGATACGCTGACAGGTATTTTAGATTTTTCTTTGACATATCTACTTTTCTCTACGTTAATAATAAAATTGTAACCGGTAACTTCTGTGCCATCTTTTTCTTGTTGGCGACCGATGATAAAGATGTTGTCAGCCGAATAATATGAACCTGTACCACCACCAACGATATCTTTCGGGAACATACCAATCTCTTTGTATGTATGGTTAACAACAATCATTGGAATGTCTTTCAAAGACAAGTGTGGTGTTACCATACGGAACAAACTCTTAACTTGTTTTGCACGACTCATATCAGCAACCGACTTCTCAGCTAAAGCATCTTCAACTTCTTTCTTTGATGCTAAATTACCAATCGAATCGATGACGATAATCAATTTATCACCACGCTCTAGTTGTGTCAACTGTGCCATAACATCAAACTTTAATTGTTCAATGTCTGTGAGTGGAGTATGTAATACTCGTTCAGTGTCAATACCAAAAGAATCAAAATAAGACTGTGGAGTGCCAAACTCTGAATCATAGAATAGAAGTGCTGATTCTGGATATTTGTCCAAGTAAGATTTGGCCATCAACAAACTGAATGCTGTCTTAAAGTGCTTGGATGGACCTGCCCACATTGTAAGACCTGGTGTTAGACCACCGTCCAACTTACCAGAAAGTGCCACATTAATGATTGGCACTGCGGTTGGAATCATATCTTTATCATTAAAGAATTTTGATTTTGCTAAGATGGCAGAATCTTTGATACTGCTGTTCTTTTTAATTTTGTCGAGAATGCTCATTTATTTTCCTTTTTCACGAAACGAATATGGTTCATCATAATCATACTTAGGTTCCAATTTTTTAACAGGCACATGATGTTCTTCATATATTCCTGGTGCCAAATGGACTTCAACTTTTTCATGTGTTGGTGATGTAATTGGTGGTATTGATTCACCACTAACTTCATCAATCACAATCATATTGTCTTTTCTAACTTCTACAGTTTCTTCTTTCTTTGGTTCTTCATCAACATATGCAGGTGTTGGAGGTGTTGGTTCTTTATACACCTTCTTATACGTTTCATGAACACGTTTTTCAAAATCTTCTTTTTGTCTTATTGACATATTGTATGCAATCACCAATAAAATTGCCAATGGATCAAAAACCACAATAATCAACAGAATAACAAGTCTTACCGCTTTGTCGATAATATCAGTAGAAGCCTCCGAACCGTATGCCAAGGCTGCAATGTATTTGATTGGCCCGATATCCGCTTCGACCTTTTTAAGCTCTGTAGATAGAGGCGCACGTTCCTCGGAGTACTTGGCAATGGCGGCCTGCGACTGTTGAATTTCTTGTAGTATTCTATTACGGTCTTTCTGTTGGCCACGGCGTATCGCTTGTGCTTTGTCCGCACCTTTTTCATCTGTTGAGCGACCCATAGTTTGGTCCACAACCTCATCATACTGTTTAATTGCCTTACGGTTGGCTTCGACATTTTCTTTCTCCGTTTTAATCTTCTCATCCAGTAATGCAATCTTATCCACAAGTGGTGCATTATCTGATGAATGTTCCAGATGGGCTTTTGATAAAAAACCAAAGATACCCATGGAAGTAATCAACATCAAAATCACAACAGCAATTGACAGATATGATTTAATAAGGAAAGGACATTCTTTCCAGTTTCTATACAGCCAAGATACAGTTACAAGTTTTGATACCTCAAGTGTTGAACCCATAATGATAACCGGCCAGAAAGAACCTGGAAAGATTTCCGCTAGGCCTATAACTGAATAGTATGCAGCAACACCAGATAAACCTAATGCTGTCAATAAGGTTAAAAATATCATCCGAAAAAGTCCTCTAAAGAGTTAGTTTTTTCCGCAGACCATTTCATGCATTTTAAAATGACACTGATTGGTTCCAGAAATGCTTTGTCGAATTGTACATCATAATCGATATAGTTGTCAAGCTCAAACTCTTTAGGTATTCTACCGGGAAAAGAAAGCACATCATTCTTAAAATGATTTGGCATTTTCAAATAGGTAAATTTAAGTTTTTCACCTTCTTGTATGAGAGGGTATTTCTTGGTCAATCCCATTTGTTTTAGATGGTGGTTATATACAATAGCACCACGAACATGAATGGGTGTTCCTTTTTTGAACAACATTACTGGATCAGAATAAGTATTTAACCCATTTAAACCCCGTGGAAAAGATATTTCTTCCGCTGGTAATGTTTTAAATTCTTTCTTAAAGTTGGCAATAAAGTCTTGTACTTGTTGTTCAGTACCAGTCATCATCAACTTAATGGCAGCCTTCATCTTCTCACGAATAGCAGATGGTGTGGATGATTTAATCATTTCTAAACCCATCACTTTCATGTGAGGTTCAGCATACTGAACACCTTCGTTATTATACACGTTTAATATGTAACGCTTCTTGGCAGTCCATACACCTTTATCTGAAAGACCCTCTCGTTTCATTTGCATCTTTTGTGCATATGCATGAACATAATCAGCCAACTCTTGGTATGATTTATCAATATGTGGTTGTAATTTATCTTCACAAACACGATCCATGAATTCAATAACTTTTTGTGCAGGCATTTTAACTACACCATCAGTACCATACACTTTATTCACTAAATCACCAAGGCGTAGATAAATTGAATCGGTATCAGATGCAATTACATAATCATCATCTGTACCAAGAAGTTTGTTCATGTATTGGTTGATTTTCGCTTCAATCCATCTGATGGAAAGTTGGCCTGCCGTAGTGACTCCCAAAGCCATGCGTAGGTCATAAAACCTAAAATACTGACTTCCCAAAGCACCGTAGGCAGAGTTAAGGGATACTTTCTTTGCGAGTTGGAGGTTGTTGTATCTGGCAACTCGTTTTTCAATGTCGTATTTTTTGGATTCGTCTTTTTCATTCTCGTATTCCTGTTGTGCTTGCAACATCATCTTTTTGAATTTTTTACGGTCATCATACATCTCAACCATCATCTTAGGTAAGAAACCTTGTATGTCTGTACGGAAGAATTGACCGTTTGGTGTAATTGTGGCATCTTCCAAACTTGAAATGTCAATTTGTCTTTTCAAAAGTTTATCAACAGTAACACCTTGTGAAAGAATACCACGCATTTCATCTGTGTAGTTTTCTGGTTCAATCAACGTTTCTGGTGAAATATTATATTGCATCATCAAGTGTGGATACAAACTGTTCAAGTCAAATGATGCAACCCAATTGTGTAGACCAATTTGTGGTTCTTTAACATATGCACCCTCAAACGCAGCATCTTTTTCCTGTGTTTCTTTTGGTGGAACAATAATATCTTTACCCAACAAATAAGAATAAGTCAGTGAATCCCACATACGTGTCTGTGCAAACACATCTTCATAATTACATTTAGTATCATATGCAAGAGTTAAAGCCAATTCAATTAACTTCAACTTATCTTCCAGTTTGAGAATCAACGCAACGTCTTTAATGTTGTATTCAATAAACAGTTGGTAATTAAGTCTGTAAAGTTGGTGTAAGTTTTCATATTCATCGTATGAAATCTTACCTTCACCAAGTTCCACTTGTGCAATATTATCCAAACGATAAGATTCTTGTGACTTACCGCCTGGCGCATACCATTTGTATAGTTCAATATAATCAAGTGATTCGATACCAACGAAACTGTATGCAATCAACAAACGACCATTGATATTGGTTTTGCGTTCACTGATGTAATTCCATGGTGATAACATTTTGGCTTTGTCTTCACCAAGAATCTTACGAAAACGGTTGACAAGATATGGTATATCAAAGAACTTGGTGTTCCAACCAGTGATAACATCTGGATACATTCTAGACCACAATTCAATAAACTTACTACAAAGAGTGTACTCATCTTTACATTTAATATAAGTCACACTGTCTGGATTATCATTACGAAAATCACCACAACCAAAAACATAGGTGTGGCCATTGATGAATGTTAATGCGATTGCGGTGATTGGTTCATCTGCTTTGTATGGATCAGGGAAACCATTTTCTGAACCAACCTCAATGTCGATGATTGCAATACTTACTTTATCTTGTTCCCAATCAACCATGTCTGGATGTTGTTCAGCAATAAATGCATATTCAAACCTAGTGTTGCCATAGATTTTTGGTGCACCAGGAAGACCATCATATTGTTTGACGTATTCTCTGGCTTCACGTATGCCATCAAATCGTTTTGGAACAAGGTCTAAACCATCAAGTGATTTATGTGTACCTTTACCGTTACGAGCTGGAAGATATAGTTGTGGTTCATAATCAATCTTTAGTTTGATTCGTTTACCGTCTTTGACACCTCGGTAAAGAATTTTACCGCCAATGGACTGAACGTTTGTATAAAATGTTGTCATTAACCTGTAATAATTTGTTGTTGGCCTGGAAGAATAATACCTACACCAAAAATCTGGTCGTAGTTTTTAATAAAATCTTCTGCTGGAACATAATAGTATACAATATGTTCACGTTTCAAGGCAATAGTCGAGTCTGATTTTTGTTGTGCATGTATTGGAAATGGTGCAAAACCAACATTTGGTTGACCATCTTTACCACGCACAATTGCGATACCTAATGGATTTCTAATTACCATTTGATTAAAATCCTCCATTTCAACTTCACCAATGAGTTCTTCTCCGGTTACCAATTTCATTGCATATATTTTCATGTTAATCCTATCCTAAATAATTATATAGTTTGGTTTGAATAAGCATTATATCATTTTTTTGTTATAAAGTCAATATAAAAAATGGTATAAAATGGATCCGTTTACCCTCTTTGCCTTAGCTAATGGTGCTGTACAAGCAGTTAAAAAGGGCTGTCAATTATATAAAGATATTAAAGGTGCTGCTGGAGATGTAAAAGCCGTTCTCAAGGATTTGGACGACCAGTTCAGTAAGGCACATCCACCAGACAAGCCAGCATCTACTGCAGCAAAGAAACAATTAGAAGATGAAAAAGCCCGTGTGGTTGAATTGAATAAAAAGAGTGATGATACCACTAACATCTATGCTGAAATTGGTGATTATCTTGGTCAATACTATGACAATTACTTTAAATGTTTGGCGGTATTAGAAGAAGAAGAAAAACGTAGTGCTACAGAGGTTTATATCGGCGGTGATAGTCTAGCTAAACGTGCTTTGAAACGTGTTCTAATGAGAAAACAATTAGAACAAATGGGTACTGAATTACGTGAGTTAATGATATATCAATCACCACCTGAACTTGGTGCATTGTTCACTGATGTTGAAGCAATGACCAAAGAACTTGGTAAACAACAAAAAGTTCTTATTGCTAAACAGATGCAAGAGGATGCTGCAAAAGCGAAAAGAAGAG